AGATTGAGCCTGCTCCGAGCGTGAAGTTCACGATTGAAGTGCTCGACAGCGAGGAGTTTGTCAACTTCCTAAAGGAAAACGATCTAGAGATCGTGGCAAAGTCCATGTTTGAACGAACGAGTGTTACGCCTCGGGTTGACGAACCTGAGCCTGACATATATGATGTCCTACTTCAAGACCTCAAGGCCAGCAAAGAGCCTGATGAGAAGTCTGATGGAGACGAGGACCTCGCAGAAGAGTTGATAGCTCTCTTAAAAAGCTAAATCTGATTAGGAGGAAATTCACATGAGTGACAAGCAGAAAGAGCTGAAGGGCCTTCTGAGGGAAACTCTTGACGATGTTCTGGAAGACAAGCTTGCTGCGTTCGAAGAGCGCCAAGCCAAGAAGATCGAAGAGATGGATACCGAGACGAAAGCCCGCCTCGATGCGATCGAAGCTATGCCTGCGAAGCAAGTCAACATCCAGGTGCCCGGATCCGAAACAAAGGTGAAGGTGTACAAGGGTTATGACCTGAGAAAGCAAGGTATGCGTCTCCAGCTGGCCGATGAGGATCAGAAGGAAAGGATCGCAAAGTGGTTCATCGACTGTATTAGTGGTAAAGCCGCTATGCAGGAAGGTTCCGATCCTGAGGGTGGATACCTTGTACCTGACGAGTATGCCGATGTGATACTCGGGTTCGCCCGCAATGTCTCTTATGCCCTGCAGAAGGCAATGATCTTCCCAATGGGCACTGACGTCCTTCGCGTACCTGCGGAAGACGGTGCAGTTTCAGTGGCTATCACCGCTGAAGAGAACGATGCGACTGAGAGCGAGCCTACTGTCGCTGAAGTCGTGCTGACAGCCAAGAGAATCGATGCTTACAGCATCATGTCAAACGAACTGTTGGAAGACAGCGCGTTTGATATCGTCTCCTGGTTGACAGAGCTGTTCGCCGAAAAGATCGGAGAAAAGATCGACGCCGAATGTATCTATGGCACCAGCCTGGGTACAGGTATCGAGACTGCCTCCGGTGTGAACCAGGTAGCCCTGGATTACGGTGAAGGCATCGCCGACATGACCTATACGGATCTCTCTAACGTAGTCAACCAGCTTACCGGCAACAAGCTTCCGGGTGCTGAGTGGGTTTGCCCCAAGGCATTCACCCATTATGCCCGCTTGCTGCAAGACGGTGCTGGCGCCTACGCATGGGGTTCCATGAAGGCCAGTGACCCGCCAGGAATCTTCGGATATCCTGTCAACGTGGTTGACCAGTTCCCAACAGACACAGGTAACAACATCCTGGCAGTCTTCGGAAACTGGAGATACGTGCTGCTTGGACGGCGCAAGGGTGACATGACTCTGGATATCGATCCTTACGGATTGTTCACCAGCTATCAGACTCGTACGAGAATGATAACTCGCTGGGCCATGGCTGTTGGTTTGGCCGGTGGTCTTGTGCGTCTGATGAGTGGTAACCCAACCACAACCACTACCTAAGCGAATCACGGGGCCTACTGTCCCGTTTCGTGGGGCCTGGGGATTCTCCTTGGGTTGCCCCAGGCCCCTTTTTCTCAACCCAAGAGGAGTTTAATATGTACGATAAGCAATTCTCACCAGCAAGAGTCAAGTTTCACGACAAACAGATCAGACCTGGGAGACCTATGCCAAGGTTTAGGATACTGAAGTGTCTTCACTGCCAAGAGATCAACAAGATCAATCAGACTGTCAAGAAGCCTACATGCTGGCTGTGTGAAAGACCACTACAAAAGTAGAACGGTAAACAATAAACACTGGAGAAAGATCCAATGGCACTTTGCACACTAGAACAAGTCAAAGACCACTTCGGTTTTGGTGACGATGCCAAAGATGAGGAACAGTTGGAGCGTCTTATCACCGTAGTGCAAGGACTCTTCGAGCGATATTGTGGCAGGGAGTTTGATGAGGCTACCCACACTGAATACTACAATGGTGATGGATCCGGCCTTCTTTTCGTCAATAACTATCCGATCATCTCGATTACGAGCATCCACGATGATACCGGAGATCACACTTATGGCTCTAGCACCCTGAAGGACCCCTCTAGCTATACGATCATCAACGACAACCATGTCCAAATGTACACTTCCAACTTCAATGCGGGCGTGAACAACATCAAGATCGTCTATGTAGCAGGGTACAGCGACGAGACCGTAGGCACTCATGTGCCTATCCCGGAAGATCTCAGGCAAGCCTGCATCGAGCAGGTAGGCTGGATGTTCAAACGTGGTAAGGGTCATAACTACGGTATGCAGAGTAAGTCTCTTGAAGATGGTACGGTTCAATTCTTCGAGACCAAGGCACTACTCTCATCTGTTAGGGAGGTACTACGACTTTATCGTAGGGTGAGCTACTAATGCCAGCTGTCAAACTGAGAGCAGATAAGCAAGATATCGAGCATATCAAAAGAATGCCCAAGAGAATGACCGAGGGCCTCTTTACCGGTATGCAACGATCTATGAGTTTACTAGAAAGGGTAGTCACAACCAAATATCTTGATGGTAGAGCTCTCAAAAGGAAAAGTGGCAATCTCGCAAGATCTATAGGTACTGAAACTCAGAAAAGGAGAGGCGAGATCATTGGCAAGATAGGCACTCTAAGGTATGCAGTTCCATATGCGTCCGTTTGGGAGTTTGGTGGACGATATCCTCGTACTATTATTCAGCCAAAAAGAGCTAGAGCATTACGATTTCTCACTATGAGTGGAGAAGAAGTCTACGCGATGTCTGCAGATATTCCACAGCGCATTATTAAGGCAAAGCCGTACATAATGCCAGCTATCAAAGAGAGTATGACACAGATGCTCGATTTCTTAGGGCGTGGAGCAACTAAGGAGATGAACAAATGAGTTGTGCTAGGACTGGCGCGAGCCTAAGAAAGCAAATCATTGAGAATATCAGGCTTACTTTGGCCGAGAAGATAGGTGGAGATGGATATAACTTCGATATCAACGAGAAGAATGTCTCCAGTGGCACCAAAAAGTGGGACGAGTGTCCTACTTATCCATATATATGTGTTAATGCGAGTGCTGAACGAAAAGATGACTCGGTAATGACCCAAATGTTCGCCTACATGACGGTTATTCTATACCTATACGTCCAGGATGGGACAAACCCGAGCGACAAACTAGAGGATCTGATCCAAGATGTCGAAAAAGCACTGTATTTGGATGAAACTAGAGGTGGTTTAGCCGTCAATACGGTTGCCACCGGCATAGAAACCGATAATGGCTGGTTGCAGCCGTACGGTATGGCCGAATTCACTTTCGAAATTCACTATAGATATCAGTACGGCAATCCGTAACCCCGGCTAGAACCGGAATCACAAGTAACTAGGAGGAAACAACAAAATGTTAATCCGTAAAGCTGTATTAGCAGTGGAAATCGAATCCGTTGAGGGTGTAGCCGAGACGATCACTGCAGCTGACGGTATCCTCGTCGAGAACATCAACTTCGCCCCAGGGCAGGAGATGCATGACAGAGATCCGATCAGGGAAAACCTGTCGCCATGGAGTTCTCAGCCGGGGAAAAGGCAAGCTACTGTATCTTTTGATGTAGCTTTGGTCGGTACGTCTAGCGGTGGTGGTACACCTCACTACAGCAAGGCTCTGCGTGCCTGTGGCTTCAGCGAGACTATCTCAGCAGGCGAGAAGGTTGAGTACAAGCCAGCTTCAAGCTCCATCCCATCAATCACCATCGGATGGTGGATCGACGGCAAGAAGTACCTCACATGGGGTGCTCGTGGCAACGTAACCCTGAAGCTAGAAAACGGCATGCCTGGAATGATGTCCTTTGAGTTTACGGGCGCAGATTGGTCAGAGACAGACGAGGCAATCTTGTCTCCTGTAGTCTATGACTGCACGATCCCGCCTGTCTTCATGGACGCACATCTCACGATTGATGACTACAGCGCGATTCTGTCGGCTATAGAGATCAATATGAACAATGAGATAGCACTCCGTCAGGATGTGAATAGTCTCTCGGGTCACCTGAGTGCCCAGATTACCGCACGCAGGGCAACCATGACCATGGATCCAGAGAATGTCGTGAAAGCTACTTATGACTTCCTCAGCAAGTGGCGAGATGCGGAAGAGCTAGTCTTCGATTGCTACATTGGAGACGATCCAGGAAACATCATCAGGATCACAGCTCCGAGAGTGCAGTTCAAGGAGATCACCCACGAAGATCGTGACGGTATCTCAGTCCTGAGTATTACGAGTCAGTTGAACGGTACGTGCAATGGTGGTGACGACGAAATAGTCCTTACCTTCGAGGATGACTACGGCTTCACAACCACATCCACATCCACTACCACGACAACCACCTAATATCATTAGGTAATCAACCCAAGGGAGTAAGACCATGAGAATCATAGGTGAAAACGTCAAGCATGAAATGGTGATCGCTGATACGATCAGTGGTGAACATCTCAGTCTATTCTACAGAACACCCTCAACCGAGGAGAGGCAGAAGTATATGTCTGCCATGTTCAAGCGTGTAGGCGATGAGATACAAGATCATAGCTTCGAGACAAGAATCAAGTGGGGCAAAAAGATCCTCACCGGCATTGGTGAGGATCAATTTGCCTTCCAGGTTGAAGGTGAGAATCAGACTATATCTTCAAACCCGGAGAATAAGAACTACAGGGCAGATTGGAAAGATCTAATGGAACAATATCTGTCAGACTTACTGTGGTTCCTGGCTTTTCGTGTCTTCGAGGGCTCAGCGCAGATTACACCGGTATCTATGCGTGGCGATGAGGCGTATGACTCAAAAAACTAGCCAAGGACGTTGAGGACGTCCTCTTCAACGTCTGTAACTACACGGACACCGCAGGGTGTGAGTTTATGGGTCGTACCTGTAAGTCTTGCCCCAAGAAGCGTTCGCTAGACTTACATCCTTACATAAGTAACTTGCTCTGGTTGCGTAACTTGATTGAAAGGGGTTATCCGCTCCAGCGGAGTGATCTCTACCTAGAGACATGGACTGATCTTGTTGTTATAGAGAATGTGATCGCTGCTGCTGTGAAGAAGAAAAGCCAATCAAACACAAAACCCCCACCAACACAGCCAAAAAAGAGGCCATAAGAACATGGCAGGAAATAAAGTCACGATTACCCTGACGGTTGATGACAAGGGTACACCTGTCATCAAGTCGTTCTCGGGACAGGCTCAAAGTTCCTTGAGAAAGGTTGAAACAGCGTCGGATAGTGCTGCTACCAGAATGTCTTCATCCTGGGGTAAAGCTAAAGCTGGATTGCTTGCTGTTACTGGTGCGATACTTGCAGCAAAAGGCGCTTGGGATGCAGCCAAGTTCGGTGCAAAAGCCATACAATTAGAGGAATCATTCAATAGGCTCGCTGAAGCTGCAGGCTACTCGGGTGACCAAATGTTAGACAAGATGAGAGAAGTCACCGAGGGTATGGTTTCCGACTTTGACCTTATACAAACCGCATCAAAGGCCATGGTCTTAGGCTTGGATCCAAAAGAGATTGTAGCCTTCCTGAAAATAGCTAAGGTAGCATCGAAGGCCACTGGAGATTCCGTCACAAAGTCATTTGAGGATATAGCCACTGGTGTAGCAAGACAGTCTAAGATGATCCTTGATAACCTTGGTATCATCATTAGTTTAGAGAAGGCATATGCTGCTTATGCTATTGTTCTTAATAAGTCTGTAGGAGAACTTACTGATCTAGAGAAGCGACAAGCTTTTAATAATGCTGTTATGGAAGCCGGCGATGAGATTGTTAGAAAGCTAGGCGAAGATACCGAGACAGCAGTTGTGGCTATTGCCCAAATGGAGACAGCTTTCTCAAATGCATGGAATGCTGCAAAGAAGCTTTTTACAGCCGTTGAGCTTTTCTTAATGGGATTCTTGACTTTTGCCTCCGGTGTATTCGGTGCGATAGTTACTGGTGTAGCCGCATTCCTCGATGAAGCCCTCCAAATGGCTACACGGATCCCAGGCATAGGGAAATACCTTGAAGACTTCTCCGATAGGATGCACGAGAGTGCAGTAAGAGCCAACAAGGCCATGAAGGAGACATTCGAGGATTCTGCCAATTATATCAGGGGCTTCGTTAGTGTTCTAAAGAATCTCATGGGAGGAGAGGAAATTGTAGCCAAACCCACTATAGAGGTCAAGGGTCTGACTCCCGAGGAAGCTGAGAAACAAAAGGCTGAAGCGCGTAAGTTGCTCCTGGAACAATATAAGAATAATCAAGAAGCCTATGAGGCTATCAGGGTTCATATGCAAAGGGTCAGGGAGCTACGAGCCCAAGCAACTGGAGATGCGGTTGCCCAATCTGAGATCCAGAGAGACAAAGAGAGGGATGTCGCGCATCAGAAGTATGTTGATCTCCTAAATAGTCACGTTCAAATGAAGGCTGCCAAGGCCCTTTATGATCAAGAGATCGAAACCATAGAAGAAGCCCATCAAGCACGGTTGGCAGCTATCAAAGATGCTGCACGAGAGCGAGAAGCACAGAAACGCCAGGAAGAAACTCAGCACGTTTATGATCATTTAGATAACTTCATTGCACTACAGCAGGAATCACTTAGTAGATGGCAGCAGTCTAGATTCAATGCATGGGCCACTGACCTCGAGCAGACGAGTTTAGCCTACCAGCAAGAGCTAGCCAATCTTAAAGCGCATTCTGATAATAAGATTGCTATTAAGAAAGCAGAAGAGGAAATGAATAAGGCTATGCTCAAGGAGGGTGCACGTGCCGTATCGCAGACCCTGGAAGATACACTCTACTACTGGTCAGCTCACAGTAAGAATGTATGGCGTATGTACAAGGCCTATGCGATTGCCCGTGCTCTTGTGGATACCTACCAAGCGACCATTGCTGCCTTTAGAGCAATGGCTGGTATCCCACCTGCACCTCTTTGGGGTGTCTTGGCTGGTGCTGCAGCTTTCGCCTGGGGTATGACTCGAGTCCAGATGATCCGTCAGCAGGAACGTCCTGCAGCTGCCGAGGGTGGTATCTTTACTGGTCCAACCTCTGGCTTTGGGGCAACTCTCCATGGTACTGAGGCTGTCGTCCCACTTCCAAATGGCCGGTCTATACCGGTGGAAGCAGCAGGAGGTGGTGGATTGGGTGGTGGAAACCTTCAGGTCAACATCACAGCAACAGACGCACAGTCATTCACAGACCTTGTAGCAAGAAATCCACAAGCCATTATGGGTCCGCTCGTAGAGCAAATGCAGCTTGGTAATAGAAACCTCATTTCAACCATGCAAGATACGACCCGAGAGGAGTAAGTCATGGCCGTCACACAGATGGAGGTTTTCCCGAAGTTAAGCGTGATCTCTTCCGACAATCCAATAGTTGAAACGATCAACTTCAAGAACATAAAAGTTGGCTACGGCGATATGTCGCAGGAAAGAGTTAAGCAAAAGTGGGAATATCCTAAACGGGATCTCAATCTAAAGTATACTTGGATCTCCAAGGCAGATGCCCGTACCATATGGAACTTCTATCTCGCTCGCGGTGGCTCATGGGAAGCCTTCTTGTTCTTCTACAACTTCATCAGTGTATATGAAGATGAGTTTGTTGCTATTACAAACGGATTCGATAATTCATTCATACTGCCATCAGTGGCCGCAATTAACTACACTCTTTACTTGAATAATGTCCAGCTCAATGCAGGTTCAGACTATTTCTTCTACAGTGAGGGTGCCATCCAGGGGATGGACTTCGTTGATATGGCCGTCGCTCCAGATGCAGGATCTATTCTCACATGGAGCTTTACTGGAAAACTAGTAACACGTTGTAGGTTTGAAGATGACTCACAGAACTTCGAGACCTTTCATAATCGCCTGTCAAAGATGGGCATCAAGCTAAAAGGTCTGCTATTATCA